TCACACGCAGAAGGTCATATAACAAAACATAAAGCTAATATTGAAGTATACCTTAAAAATCCAGTAGGAGTAGGTGAACATCCAGATATATTAGAAGCAATCGAAAAAGAATTAGAGATTATAGCTAAGTATGATGACCAGATAGCTATGTTAAAGAAATACTTCTAAATGCCAGTATATAGATTTAGAAATAAAGAAACAAACGAAGTCTATGACAAAGTTATGTCATATGATGATATGATGAAATATCGCAGGAAAAGACATATAGAGCAAGTGTTTGTTGCTCCAAAGATATTTAGATTAAACGATATGGGCGGACCGGAAGACCAATTTAGAGAATGGTGCAAACAACCGGAAACAGATATAGATACAAGTAAATCTAATAACTTTAGACACTCTAAGGAGGAGTATATGTATGGCGGTAAAAGCGATAAAGATTGATAAACAAAATCTTAAAGTTGGTTATCAAGACATAGAACTACAGGTAACTACTCCAGATTTTAAAAAAGATGTTTTAACTGACTGTTATGGTCAGTATATACAACGAGAAAATGTAATACAGATACAATCTGATTTAACAAAGCTAGATGAGGTTAATACTGTACTACATGAATTATTCCATGCTATAGCTTATATTTCTGGTGAAACAGGAGATGGGGGTGTTTTACATGGGGATTCAAAAGAAGAACGATTAATAAATAGCTTTACTAATTACTTTGTTCAAGTGCTAAGAGATAACAAATGGTTATTACCTTATTTACAAAAGAATTTACTTGACAAATCTAATAAGTAGGTGTATAATATAGATTAAGGAAGATATGGCAGAATATAGCGATAATAATAATATTAACTCTGATGAGGAAACTAACGAAGAAGTAGAAGCTACAAGACTAGCAGGTTTTGTCTACAACAAGTTTGATGAATCTGAGAGAGCTAGGCGTAGTGATGAAGAACGATGGTTAGAAGCATTTCATAATTATCGTGGGAAATACTACAAAAATGTTCATTTTAGAGAACACGAAAAGTCAAGAGTATTTGTAAAAGTAACTAAGACTAAAGTTCTTGCAGCATATGGACAGCTAGTAGATGTTTTATTTTCTGCTAATAAGTTTCCCATCTCTGTTGAAGAAACCAAAGTACCAGAAGGTGTGGCAGAATTTGCACACCTCAATCCTCTCAAAGAGCAAATGGGAGACAATCTTCAACAGTCAGCCCCGACTATAGAAGGTAATTTAAATTATCAAACCGGTACTTCCCCTCAACCGGAAATGTCTCCAATTGGTTTTGAAGGAGATGGGAAAACTATAGAACCGGGTGCAACATTTGATACTATACAACCAACAGGTTTAGAAGAAGGACCAGCTCCTCTTCCAGATATGCCGCAAATAAAACCGGCAACTGAAATAGCAAGACGCATGGAAAAACTAATCCATGACGAAATAGATGAGTCAAATGGTTCACAAGAATTAAGAAGTGCTTTATTTGAATCTGTGCTTTTAGGAACAGGTATTATTAAAGGTCCTTTTACTTTTAATAAAACTTTACATAAATATGATATTGGTAATGATGGCTCAAGAGAATATTCTCCAGAAGAAGCTAAAGTACCAAGAATAGAATTTGTAAGTGCTTGGGATTTTTATCCAGACCCAAATGCTAAAAATATTGAAGAGTGTGAATATGTTATACATAGACACAAACTAAATAGAAATCAATTAAGAGATTTATTAAGCAGACCTTTCTTTAATAAAGATGAAGTCTTAGCTACATTAGATGATGGTCCTAACTATCGTAATAGAAGTTATGAAACTCAAATACGACAAGAAGATGACTATACTCAAAATGAATACGACAGATACGAAGTATTAGAATACTGGGGTATTGTAGATAGAAAAACCCTAGAAGATTCACAATTAGAAATTCCAATAGATATGGATGATGAAAGTGAATTTCAAATTAATGCTTGGGTAACTGAGAATAGAGTTTTACGAATGGTCCTTAATCCATTTAAACCATATCGTATACCATACAACGCATTTCCTTACG